CGTTATAATAAATATATTTAACAAAATTATCTCTGTATAAATCCTGTAAAGAACCGGTAAATTTAATTTTATTAACTTTTAAAACTTGGCTTGATACATAATCGAGGGAGTTTGATTCTTTAACCTTTACGCTTCTATCATATTTATCATATAATTGCATGTAATCGAGAATTCCAATATGAAGTGGTCTACTATCTGTTTTATCTACAGATCCAGTCATACTTACTTCGCTGATATCGATTTGAAGTCTTTTGCAACGGTTTACAATATATTGCCAGTCATAGTTAATGAAATTCCATCCTGTCATCATTGGAAATTTAGGTAAGAATTTCATTAAGAATGTATAAACCATATCATATTCAGATTTAAACTTATGATATTTAAATTCCCAATCCATATCAAAATCCTTGAAATACTCATTAGTATCATCTTGTATTTTTTTAATATTATCGGAATCAATATCTTCAAGTCCTAATACAATTGCTTTACGATCTGGTGTAATAATTGAGAATGAAAGAATTCTACTTTTAGCTTCTTCTGCCTTTGGAAATCCATCAACAATCTCAGTTTCAATATCGACAAAATAAGTCTTTGGCATATTGTATGCTGTTAATTCTGCCTTATCTCTTTCAGATAAAGAATCTAAAAAATAAAGAATAGAAAACTTATTGTATTGTCTACCATATCCTAACTTTACAGATCTACCATCCCAATTTTTATATTCTTTGCTGGCACCTTTGTCTTTATCATCGCATACATACCAGTTTTGGAAGCTTGTAATTGGATATTGTTTAAATGCTACTTCTCCTTTATCATTATAGTATGAAATAATAATATCCTTCTCTCTTTGCTCAATATCTAATATCATTAGTAGTTATTTTTAGTTTGCATGTTAGTTATATGTCGTTACTATGATTTGTTTACCTTTTTATCTATGTTTACAATTATTAAAGTGCCATCTTCCCATAGATCCAGACCCTCCTGTCTTGTTACAATGTGGACAGGTAACTATAGGTTTAGGACCTCTCATATTAAGTTGTGGGCCACGTGGACCAACGATATGTTTAATTCCAGTATATAATGTGCATTTGCCAAAGTGCCATTGTTTCATATTCGCAATTCCGCCTATCTTATTACAATGTGGGCATGTTACTTTAGGTTTGGGGCATTTCATTTTTTGTTTAGATTCTTCAGAGACTATCTTGCCTCTATTACCATTTCCTATTGCCTCTCTCCATTTGTTGGTAAGAGACTTACCTGTTCTTGCTATTGATAGATTTTTACAATGTGATTTAGAAAGATTCTTAAATGGTTTTTTAACGCCTTGCATACTAAAGCCATTTGATGTTGCGTTGCATTTATTATAGAATAATGGGTGTTGCTTTACATTAAACCTTGTGTGTAATATTATTTCATAGGATAATGCTTCCTTATGTGTTTCATATTCTGAAACTATTTTAATTTTATAATTATGAGGGTTGTTCTTAAAGTCTTCTCTGAATTCAGCGTCCGATGAGCTTGTAAAATATTTAAATCCTATATCTAATTTAGGAGGTACTTTGCTTGTGCGTGAACCATAATAATGTTTATTTTCAGAAAGGCTGGTGATGCGATACACGTAGTGATATTTCTTTGGAGTCATGATATAATTTAATGATTGTTGTTATCTTATATATCACAAATAAAAAAGGGCTCTAAACAAACTACGCTGAATAACAACAATCATTGTATTTTATCAATATAAGAGCCCTTTTAAAATTATCTAGTATCCTTCTTTTTGCCTCTTGACGTTTTCTGCAGCTTTAGTAAAATAGAAGTTAAAAACCGTTTTTGCATCTAATCCAATTGATGCTGCATAATTAAATACGAAGTGGATTATATCCACGAATTCCATATACAATTCCTTTTTATCACCTTCAGATAAGTCTGAAACTTTCATAGTTTCATATTTTGAGAAGTCTTTTTTCCAATACTTCCACACTGCATTTCCACTACCATCTTTAATACCACCTAATGCATCTGTCATTTCATGAATTTCATCAATAACAGCATGAGTATTTACATGCCAAAAATTCATAACTTCTCTAAGTGTCATGTCTTCGAATTTAAAACCATAAGTTTGCTCTTGCATTTTCTTTTGGTTTTCCATGATATCTGCTAGATGTGTATTTGATTGGTCATAAAAATCTTTAACTTCAAGATCTTTACATTCATTATCTATATTTGCCATAAATTTATTTATTTAATTGTTTTATTAGAAAAGTGCATTTTGTTTAAGAATTGGAGCAACTTTAAATTCACTATTTTTTGATAGTGTATTACATAGGTTATCTGCCATCTCAGATATTTTAGTATCGAACTTTTCCTTAGTCCACATGTATGATAATACAATGTCAGACTGTAACTTTGCATATTCTTCTAGTTGAATATCACTTAACATCTCAATGTTTTTCTGAGGTAATCCTAGTGCCTCTAGATCTTTAACTGAGGATAATAATACTGATTTCTGAATCGCAGCATAAATCCATCTAATTCTAAACCAACCAGAACCTGCATGTGGATATTCAGGACATAAGATTCCCCAATACTTTCCACATGCTTCAAATACATCGGTCTCAGTTGCAAGTTGACTAGCTTCTTTGATACTCTTTGCACCAAAATAATCTACTGGCCATTTTAATTTATTTTTACGAACCCATTTCCTATGATCAACAAGGGAAGCAAGCATGTGTTTTTTCTCTTTGATTTGTGGTTCTACTCTTAATTTAATATTCCAATTTTCAAGAACATATGGAGTTAAATCTATATTATAGATATTCTTAACTTTAATAATATCTCTAACCTTTTCTTTATCACCCCAATCAAATGCGGGAATAAGTGCATTTTCAAATTCACCTTCAACAACCTTTCTAATAACTTCCATTGCTTCTTCAGCATTGAATGCAGGATTATCTACACCTCCATAAAAATGTCTGCCATCACTCCATTTCTTAGAAACGCATTTTTCAATTGCTTCCATGTTAACCATACCTCCCCATGATTTCATGGTACCATCGATTTTCCAATCTTCATGGAATATAATAACATTCTTAACCGTCTTTAATGCATATATTGCATTAAAAATATCACCTGAATAATTATTAGAACCAAATTGTCCAATACCTACAATTGCAAGTCCATATTCTGATAGGTCATCACCCCATGCAACTCTTTTTCTATCTACATCATATCCCTGTTTTCTTAGAGAGTTACATATAATAGAACTATCATCAATTCTTTTTACTCTGGCGCGTTTAAACGCCTCATCATCTACCTGCTTTGCGGTACAACCTGTGAAAAGTATCTTCATATTAATTTTGTTTTTCGTTAATATAATTATCTAGACCTTGGATATATGCGACTGCATCTAATAAATTATCTTTCTTGTGATTGTAGGATTCTCTTGAGAATTTCAGGGCAACAAGTGCTTTAAACATATGTTCTCCAGTCACTTCAATTCCTGTCATACCCTGAAAAATCATGGCAGCTCTTTCCATACCCTCAGAAAATGGACCGTAGTTACGATCAGCTTCTTCGGATCTATAATTTACGATTTGATTTGCTTCTTCTAAAATATTACTCATAAATTTGTGTTTAGTTATTATATTCTATTTATCGTTTTTGTTTATACTAATTATTGTTAAAGTCATTAACGGCTTTAATTAATTAAAGTAATTTCATCTACTTTAGCTGCCATCCAGAAAGAGGTTGTTGTATGCCAATCTGCACCCTCACACCACTTACCCCATGTGGTAGTATTTCCTTCTACTCGTTTAACTATTTCTGTATCGTAGCCATTCTCTGTTCTCCAAGTAATCAAATCACATAACACTCCACCTTCGGTAATAAGAGCAACTTCTGCCGCTTGCTCAGCTTCTTGTCTATCGGTATAAGCACCTAAAGTAACTTGCTTAGATCCTCTACCTTCTTTTACTATGGTTGTAACTACAAATAATGTCTTCATGTTGTTTGTTTTTAATTATAATATAAATATAAACAAAATATTTGACATAAAAAAATCCTGGTTAAAAAAAGTTATTAACAATTTTACCAGGATTAAATTTAACGGGATCGTATTTCGTATTTGTCTTCTCGGCAGAATAACCCTTTTTTACGTCTTCGGCTTTGCTTTCGTGAGAGTCTACTATACTTCGACTACATCCTAATTGCACCTATTGGGGTGGTTGTGACGTTTGTTTATTTTTTATCCTGGTTAAACTTCCATTTGCCATCCATTATCCGCCGAAACGAAAATTGGATATCGGTCTATCATAGTTGTTTGTACTTTTTGCTGTACCGATCCACCTGGTTCTGTTCTTAGTTGCTAATTGTTTGCTTGTGTATTGTTTGCTGCAAAGAACCAATTTTATTATATATCACCTTAAATTTAATGCAAATATATCATCTTTTTGTAAATCTATATGATAACCTTTATTTAATAAAAATTCTGACATTTTATTTAAATTACAATGTTTATGTTCTATCTTAATAAGTTCAGGTCTAAGAGATCCTTCAAAAATTACTTCTTTAAGTATATTCATGTCGTGGCCTTCAGTATCTATTTTTAAATAATCAACCCTTTCTATTTTATAAAGTTCTAGTAAGTCTTTATATGTTAGTGTATTAACTATAACTTTGTGCATAAGACCTAGATTTGCAGAGATAGGATGCATAGTACTCATACCTGCAAAATCCTTATCTCCATCTACAATATCATCATTAAATACATACATTTTTTCAATACCACAAGCATTTGATATTGCAACATTTACATATTCAACA